ATGAATAATATGAATCCTAGCTATACCCGACAGGCTGAAGGGGAGTGGGCTATGGGTTTGAAGCGAGAACAGGAGTTCCAAGAGCAATCATCAACCTCATACTGAGTATATATGTATTACGGATATGTCTATGAATGGACAAATACTACAAATGGCAAAAAATACATAGGATCTCACTACGGGCAAGTAGAAGATTATTATATTGGATCTGGAAAATACTTCAAACGAGCCTATAGAAAAAATCCAAACCATTTTTCTATGCAAGTATTAGAATATTCATACATAAACGATAAAAAGTTATTACTATCTTTGGAACAGAAGTGGTTAGATACTGTACCAAACATAAAAGATAACAAATTATACTATAATTGTAGCAATTTCGCCGTCGGCGGCTCTAGTCATCTTAAAAGAAAGCACATAATCAAGCGTTCTAAAACTTTAGTTGAAAAACATAAAAAGAATGGACTGAGTGATGCTGAAATTAACTCATACAAAGTTAAAACCCAGTCTAAATTAGATCGAATTGCTACTACAGGCTTCACTGATGCTGAAATAGCCCAACATAATAGTTATGGATGCACCATTGAGGTTACATACCCTAATGGAGATGTTAAAATCTTTCCATCTTTTGCCAAAGCAACAAAAGCGATCGATGTAGATTGCCGATATGGTGCATCTGTATGCCTAAATAAACCTCATTACAAAGGATATACTATAAAAAAACTAGCTGATCCAACAATCGATTGTCGAAATAATAGAAAAAAAGGCTAATATGTTTAAAAAAGCAGCTGTCTTTACTGATTTGCATGTAGGTTTGAAGTCAAATAGTAGAACTCACCTGCAAGATTGCGAAAACTTTATTGACTGGTTCATAGAACAAGCACAAAAACACGATTGTGATACTGGAATATGTTGTGGTGACTTTCATCATAACAGAAATTCCATTAATGTCACAACTCTCAACACTAGTATTAGGATATTAGAGAAATTAGGCGCTGCTTTTGAGAATTTCTACATATTTACGGGCAATCATGACTTATATTACAAGGATAAGCGTGATATTGCCTCAACTGAGTTCGCTAGACACATAGAAGGCGTCACTCTCATCAACGAATATACTGAATACGACGGTATTGCTATGGTTCCGTGGCTTGTACAGGACGAATGGCGCAAAATACCCGAGTCAGATGCTAGTTTGATGTTCGGACACTTTGAATTACCATCATTTTATATGAATGCCATGGTGAAAATGCCCGAGCATGGGGATTTGAGAAGCGAACACTTCAAGAATCAGGACTATGTGTTCTCTGGACACTTCCATAAGCGCCAGAAGCAGGGTAAGATCCATTATATAGGTAATGCCTTCCCACATAACTATGCGGATGCGGGTGATGAAGCCCGTGGTATGGTTATTATTGATAGGGATAAGGGCGGTAAGCCCAAGTATATCAACTGGAAGGACTGTCCAAGGTATCGTAACACTACATTATCCAAGCTATTAGACCCTGAGAGCAATGTAGCAGGGCCTAAAACCTACTGTAGGGTTACTATTGACTTGCCTATATCGTTTGAAGAGGCGCAATTCATCAAAGAAACCTATATATCCCAGTTTGGATGTAGGGAGATTGTGCTTATACCGCAAAAACAGATAGAAGAAATTACTACAGAGCTGGATATTAGTGCTTTTGAGTCCGTTGACGAGATAGTAGCTAAGGAAATTGAAGCTATAGACAGTGATAACTTCGATAAGGCTCTATTACTAAACATCTATCGAGATTTATAATATGTCTATTACTATAAAAGACATGACAGTGAAGAACTTTATGTCTGTGGGCAATGTATCCCAAGGTGCGAAGTTCAATGAACAAAAACTAACCCTTGTACTAGGTGAAAACTTGGATCAAGGAGGTGATGATACTGGTTCTCGCAACGGAACTGGTAAAACAACCATCATTAATGCCCTTAGTTACGCATTATACGGGCAAGCACTTACTAATATCAAGCGAAACAACTTGATAAACAAGACAAATGGTAAGAATATGCTTGTTACACTGCGATTCGTCAAAGATAACACTGAATATCGTATTGAAAGGGGCAGAGCACCCAACATATTGCGCTTCTATATCAATGATCAGGAGCAGGAACTACTAGATGAGTCCCAAGGGGATAGTAGAAAGACTCAAGAGACCATAAATGAGCTGTTAGGTATGAGTCATGACATGTTCAAACACGTTGTAGCACTCAATACCTATACAGAACCGTTCCTAAACCTTAGGCAGATGGATCAGAGAGCTATTATTGAGCAATTATTAGGTATAACACTGCTATCAGAGAAGGCTGTGGCTCTCAAAGAGCAGGTTAGATACACCAAAGACGCTATAACAGAGGAAGAAGCTACTATAAAGGCTAAACAAACAGCAAATGAAGCTATTGAAGCCAGCATACATAGCCTAACTATAAAGCAATCTGCTTGGAATACATCTAAAAAGGAGCGTATCAAGACTCTAAAGAAGAATATAAAGGAATTAGAGCAGGTTGATATTGATTTAGAGCTTGAAAAGCACGAAAAGCTACAGCAATGGACGGAAAAGAGCTCTCAGATTGATAATTTACGCAAAGAGCTTGCTACATTAGAGGCAGCAGAGAACAGAGCACAGAAGGCAGCACATAAAGCTCTAGAAGAATACAATAGAGCTGAGAATACCGAGTGTTATGTTTGTGGACAACCCTTAAAGAAAGGGCAACATGCTGAGATACTCAAGAAAAAGCTGAAAGAGTTGAAGGATGCTGACAAATACCTCGATGAGGTAGCAAAAAAGACTCATGATACTCGCATGGGACTAGGTGAGATAGGTGATATCAATGGTAGGCCTGAGACATTCTATGAGGATATTAAGGAAGCATACGAGCATATGAACAATCTCAACCAGTTACAGCAAGCAGTAGAGCGTGAGCAGGGTGAAACTGATCCATATACGGAACAGATTGACGAATTGCGGGCTACTGCCATCCAAGAAATTAGTTGGGACAACATCAATCAGCTAAATGCATATAAAGAACATCAAGAGTTCTTGCTAAAACTGCTTACAAGCAAAGATTCTTTCATTAGAAAGAAGATTATTGAGCAAAACCTTGCTTATTTGAATAATAGACTTACATATTACTTAGATAAACTAGGTTTACCCCATCAGGTATTGTTTTTGAACGACTTATCTGTTGAAATTACCCAGCTTGGGCAGGATTTAGACTTTGATAACTTGAGTAGAGGTGAAAGAAACAGGTTGATACTTGGTTTATCCTTTGCTTTCCGTGATGTATGGGAGTCATTGTATCAGAATATCAACTTATTGTTTATTGACGAGCTTATTGACTCTGGTATGGACACTGCTGGTGTTGAAAACTCCCTTGCTGTCATCAAAAAGATGGGTAGAGATAGGAAAAAGAATGTATTCCTCATCTCACACAAGGATGAACTAGTAGGACGTGTCAATAATGTACTAAAAGTTGTCAAAGAGAATGGATTTACATCGTTTGAGAATGATTTTTCAACCGAATGATAACCTATCCATTATATACTACTATAAATAATCGTATGAAAGAGTCTGATACACACGATGAGATACTGATGTCACTAGCTAACTACATCCATTGGCTGAGGGAGTGGGAAAGAAAACCTTCTATGGCTAATGGACTATCAGCTTTGAGGTATCTTAGGCGTATTCGGACTCTAGGTAAGGTTAGAATTAAAGAACTACAAGTTGAAATGCGAGAAACGCTAGAAGAAAAACGAGAAAGATTTGCCAAGCAAAAGCAAAACAAAGGGAAAGACGTTTGAACGTGAGGTAGCTAACTACCTAAGCGAGATATATAACGATTCCTTCACCAGGGTTCCTGATTCTGGTGCATTTACTGGAGGTAAAAACGCATTTAGACGTGAAAAACTCACGGAAGGACAAGTGCGAGCACACAAAGGTGACATTATACCCCCAGATGATTGGAAATACTTCAATGTTGAATGCAAAAACTATGCAGACTTCCCATTTCATCACTTATTATCACTAGGCCCAATACCAATCCTTGAGGATTGGATCTCACAAACACTACAGGCAGCTGATCCAGGCGATTGTAACACACTTATCTTCAGAATAACCCGCAAAGGCACATTCATAGCTACACAATTACCAAACAATTTTATAGTTAACAGGCATCTAGACTACACTGATAAGGCACAAAACGTTTGGCGGATCTCAAATATGATAGATTTCTTTGAGAATAATGCCGAATCTTTCGCTAAACGTAACAAGGCTATATAATTGCTCTAATGTTTGATCGAGGAACCTCGATCCGTCTTGAGAGCTAGGTTTATACATCTAGTTCGGATCTGACGTGAGCACACTCTAGTCCCAAAAACCCTAACAACGGAACGAGGTTGGGGGTAACATAGCAGAATGTTGGGAAATATGCTGCTATGTGATGTTGGTGCAGGTAGGGGAGAGGCCAAAGCCCCGGGGACTGAGAGAAAACACCTGCTTCTATTGCCTCGGCGGCGATACTCACAGGAAGATTCCTGGCTTCGAGTAAATGGAACCTGCGGACAGGTTCCACCTGACGACTTAATCTACAGGAATATCTTCCCCAAGTACAGTTATTAACAGGATTATAAATGTATAAAAGGAAAGAAAGCGTAGCGAAATTGGATACAGATATTGAATGAGCGTAAGCGAAATGAAAATATCTTTAGACAAGATGGGCTAGCCCCATCTGAACGAGCTAGTATACCACTACATAACTCATCGTTGCGATTATAGTAGTGGCATACCAGTTTTATTGACTAATTCTATATTTTCTTTTATAATATCGTTAAGGATCATCCTATCTTCTGCTGAATAATCCCAAAATAATTCACGAGCAGTTACTCCTCCACGCATATACCAACATATCTTAAAGACATTATACTTTATCTCTTTGGCTTCTGCTTCCATTTTTTTGGACAGCTCTAATATTTCAGAGCTCGAGAGGGGAATTACTTGTTGACGAAAAAAGCTGAGTTATCTAGTCCTATATTAGTAGTTTGTTCGTGTGAGCATTCAGTGCAAGTAACAGCCTGTTCGGGTATCTGCCACCTCTCTTTTTCACCATCGATAGCTTCTTTTACTTTTGTATAAAAATGTGACTCACTATTATTAATAAATTCAATAATCTCTGATTGATTTGATATAATATCTTCATCGACTGTAATAGATTCAATTTGATTTTGTATATTATTTGCTTGTAGCTTGCCAAATAACCTATAAAACTCTTCTAGATACTTAAATCTCTCAATGTCATCATCCTTTGTGTGTTGATTTATAGATTTTTGTAACCGATATGCTTCAATCTGTAGGTCGGTGCCTTCTTTATATGTCAAAGGACGCAAATTGAATGTCAAAGGATCAACAAATACATTAGAATTGTATGTCAATTTGCTATAATAGTCTAAGGCTGACAATAAATTGAAATCTATTTCTTGAGTTGCCTTACATTTTTGACAAACAAACGACAACCCTAACGCCTCTCCAAATGTAGCAATTCTAATACCAATTAAAACTGTATCCATATCAATTTGTGATAGCTTCCATGGGTCTTTTATGGCAGGAATACACGATTTGATAACTGCTACAGTAGCTTCTCCAGTAAAAAGTGCATCTGGATTTTTGAACATGATCTCATCCATGGCGTTCATACCAAAGACTGGTATGTTTCCAATATCGCCATCAATAAAGTCATTGGTGTAGAACTTTCCGCCAGACGGAAGCCCAATGTATACCTTTGGCTGTCTATAAAATTTTGTTAATTTACCACTAAAAGGGGCAATGTTTTGCATTATTAATCTCCATAATACTGTAGTTTTATTTATCACCAAAAATCTGCCGTATATTTTGATTAGGTTTTGATTGCTAAATATAGCTATAAAGTTATAGGAATATTATGGGAAGAAATGTTACCATTAAGCTATCATCACAAAATAAAGATTCTGGAAATCTTGATGGTGCTATATTTGAGAATGCTGCCACTAACGAAATGATATCAAAACTTGCGCCGCATATGTCGCAAGCTGCAGAAGCTATCAAAGATGTTGGCGAGAGTGTTGATAAGAATACTCAAGCTACAAAAGACGCTAATAAATCATGGTTTGATTTCTCAGATATGTCTGAGGGTGCTTCCGAAATAATGTCAAATGTCGCCGGGTTAGCAGGCGATGTATATAAGCAAACAGCAGATGTTCAATCAACTTATAATAGATTAGAGGGTATTATTATAGGTGTATCTAAAGCAACTGGTGGGTTATTATCTAAAGTTCCGTATTTAGGTAAGGCTGCTAGTGGTTTTACGTCAGTGATGAAATTTGCTAGTGGAGTTTTTAAAGGTGGGCTAAAAGAAGTAGTAGATTATACTAAAGTTTTAGATGAAATGTCTCAAACTGGATTGTCATTTACTGGAGATTTGTTTGTATTAAAAAATGCTGCGGCTTCAACTGGATTAGAGATACGAGAATTTCAAGGAGTTATAGGCGGTGTTGGCGAATCCCTCGCTGGCGTTGGCGGAACTATGTCTCAAAGTGCCTTAATGGTTTCTGAATTTGCAAAAGATTTTAAATTTCAGAATGAACAAGGGTTTGAAAGCCTTCGTCGCATGGGAATGGGTTATGAAGAAATAACCGAAGTATTAGCAAAACAAATGACTATGAATAGAATGGCTAACTTTGAGGATGAGGCTGTTAGACAAAAGCAAATGGAATCTGCTGTATTGCTTGCTACTGAAATGGACGTTATGTCTAAACTTACTGGTAAATCTAGAAAAGAATTACAAGATGAAGTTAATACAGCAAATATGTCCAAACAAACTCAAATGCAAATTATGAGGCAACAAGCATTGGGTAATGAAGAAGTTGCTGAATCGGTTAGGCTAGCAAAACTTGCGGCTGCAGGGTATGGTGATGGAGCTAAACTAGCAATGGAAGAAATTATTGCGTGGGGCAATGTTGTAACTCCTGCCGCTAGACAGTTTATGAATGCTGCTGGTCCTGCTGCTGATGAAATTTTGCGATTAGGGCAGGCAGCTAAAGCAGGAGAAGATGTAGGTGAAGAACTCCAAGCACTAGAAGGTGCAATGGCAGAACGATTGAGTGACACTGGCGCAATGGCTGCTGGAACATTAGCTGGTATGAATGACACAGGCGATGCGTATGCTGATTTATTTCTAAGCTCAATGGGCAAGCTCAATATGGAAACAATGCGAAGATCAAAGCTAGAAGAAAATCATGGCAAGTCTATGGCTCAAATTAGAGAAGAGATTGAGCAAGAAGCTAGAGATGAATTAGCGGCACAAAAAGCTGAAGCAGAAACTCCAGGGCAAGCATTAAACAATACAATAAAGCAAACTAATGACATGCTTAAAACTGCAGGAACTGGTTTCAATACCTTTTTATTAGGCCCTAACGGATTTGTACAAGGATCTGCTGCTGCCACAGGAGCTATCAACAAGTTTGGAAATAGTGTTGGAGAGCTAGGCGACTGGATGTCAGAAAAAATGAGATCAGAAGTAACCGAAAAAATTGGCAGTATGGATACTATGATTGGTGAAGCAGAAGACAAATTCGATCAAAAAGTAGAAATTGAAAAGAGAACTAGATATAATACCTCCCCACAAGGAAATGATCCAACACAATCTGGACATCAATTAACTTCTTATGCTGAAAGTCCAGAACTTAAGCTTCGACAGACTGAAGCTCAAATGGTAATGCAACAAGCTGAGACTGAAAAGAAAATAGAAGAGTTAACAGCCAATATACAGAAATTAGGATCAGGATCGTTGTTTGAAAATAATGATTTTGATGTATTAGCACATACTCTAACAGAACTAAAAGATAGTGAAGAAGAGTTACTAGTAGAATTATATCCAAAAATAAAAGCATTAGGCAATACACCTGAAGAATTAGCAGCAACACTAAAAGCAAACCAAAAAGATTCTGAAACTATGGCTCATGCATTGCTTACAGAGCTTGGTGTAAAAAGCGATGTAATGGAAGGTGTAATTCAAGGAGTTGAGGAAAGAATTGGTGCTGGTAGAGAATCTAACGAAGACAGAAATATATTTGGAAAAACTTGGGATAAACTATTTGGCGATGAAGGCTCAATTCCAAAAATGCAAACTGAATCAATCAATGCTATGAACATGGCTTCAACAAACTTGGGCACATTTAGTAATGAGATAAAAACATCAACAACTACTGCTGCCACTGCTATGAATATAGCTTCAACAAACTTGGGCACATTTAGTAATGAGATAAAGACGTCAACAACTACTGCTGCCACTGCTATGAATACAGCCTCAGCAAGTATGAATGCTTTGACTAGCAATATTCAAACTACAACTATAAATCGCCCAGTACCAACACTTCCTGAGATACAAGCCTCACAAAAGGAAAATGTAGAAGCAGCATTTAACAAAACGTATGATGCGTTTCAAAATGAGAACACACAAGATGAGACTACTCAAAAAGCAAATAATGATATGACCCAAGCTATAAATACACTAACAGAAAAAGTCGATGCTTCTAATAAACTATTACAAGAACAAACAAGTATATTAAAATTCAGTGCCGGTGAGGCATATCAACAAACAAATATAGCAAGAACGGCTACTAGACATAGAGGTAGTTTAGAGGTTATTGGCTAACAAAGGAATATAAATGTCGTGGAAAAAGTATTTTACACAAGCTAATACATCTGTACAAGGAGGAGGCGTAGGAGCAAGCCCAATAGACGGGTCAATGTCCTCAACACGTCCTGGTCCAGCAAAAACAAATTATTCATCGTTTTTGCCAGATGTATATACAGGAGCACCAAATCGTATTGATAGATACCAACAATATGATACCATGGATTTGGATTCAGAAGTAAATGCTGCTCTAGACATTTTAGCAGAATTTTGTACTCAAAAAAATCCTATCAATGACACTAACTTTGAATTTAAGTTTTATAAAAATGCTACAAATTCAGAGATACAAATTTTAGGGCAATATCTAAAAACATGGTGCAAACTAAACGATTTTGAAAATCGTATGTTTAGGATTTTTAGAAATACATTCAAATATGGTGACTCTTTCTTTATGCGGGATCCAGAAGAGAAAAAGTTGTTCTATGTAGATCCGTCCAATGTTGTTCGGATTATAGTCAATGAATCTGAAGGAAAAATACCACAGCAGTACATAGTAAAAGACGTTAATTTCAATTTCAAAAATCTAGTAGCTACTGCACCAATACAAACGGCAAAAGGGCCGGGTGCATCGAATCCGATTAACGCCACAACTAAGACTGGCGGTACACCAGCACAGACACAAGGATCACCATACACAACAGCACAAGAAGAAACTCCAGTGTCTAGTAACCATATGGTTCACGTTTCGCTGTCTGAAGGGCTTGACGCAAACTATCCGTTTGGTTCCTCACTATTAGAGCCAATATTCAAAGTATATAAGCAAAAAGAATTACTTGAGGATGCTATCCTCATTTATAGAGTTCAACGAGCGCCGGAGCGTAGGGTGTTTTACGTTGATGTTGGTAACATGCCATCCCACTTAGCGATGCAATTTGTAGAGCGTGTAAAGACAGAAATACACCAAAGACGCATTCCATCCAAGTCAGGCGGCAGTACAAATGTTATTGACAGCAGTTATAATCCGTTGTCAATCAACGAGGATTACTTCTTCCCTCAAACTGCTGAGGGAAGAGGCTCTAAAGTAGAAACACTACCAGGCGGAACTAACCTAGGCGAGATTGATGACTTACGATATTTTACAAATAAATTAGTAAGAGGATTGAGAATTCCTTCGTCATATTTGCCTACTGGAGCAGAAGATGCTACAGCAAACTATAATGATGGGCGTGTAGGTACAGCATTTATTCAAGAGCTACGATTCAATAACTATTGCGAAAGACTACAAAATTTAATGGTAGTACAATTCGATCAAGAGTTCAAACGCTACCTACTAGAAAAAGGTGTTAACATTGACACATCAATGTTTGATATAAAGTTTATGCCACCAAAGAACTTTGCCGCTTATCGTCAATCAGAATTGGACAATCAACGCATTTCTTCTTTCTCAGCCGTACAGCAAATACCATTTATTGCTAATAGGTTTGCGCTAAAGAGATTCCTCGGACTATCTGAGGAGGACATGGCTGAAAATGAACGGCTATGGCGTGAGGAGAACGACGAAGAATTGGATAAGAAGACTGGAGATGCAGCAGGCGAGATGAGGGGGGCTGGAATATCCGGCGCCGGTATTTCCTCTGATGTAGCTGGAGCAGAAGACACGGCTGATTTAGATAATATGGAAGATGGAGGAGATGCTGGGGCGGTTGATAGTGCTGCAGGTGATGACGCAATGAGCGGAGGGGCAGATCCAGGTGCTGCCGCAGAGA